CTTCGCCGTCGCTCCGCTGCTCAACAGACCCGACGCGGCACCTTGGCCGGTCACACCCTGCGAAAGCTGGCGCATCGCTGGCGCGAAGCCGGCGTTTTGCAGATAGTTGTTATAGCCGGCTTGTGCGCCGCCTCCCTCTGCGATCCCGTTGGCTGCATTACCGATAGTCGCCGCTGTCCCCGAAACCGCGCCAGGGCTCACGCCGAGAAGCTGCGAGAGGAAATTCGTCGCCCCGGTGCCCTGCTGCATCTGCCCGCCATAGGTGGACTTGATCAGGTCATTGTTGACGTTTTCGCTCGACGAGGTGGACTTAGCCGCCTTCGGTTTCAGAAAGCCCATTTTAGTTGCCACCCTTCCACATGATATTCGAGAGCACGAAAAGATCGCACTCGCCCTCGGGGATCGGGCGCTTGCCCGCGAATTTCATACCCGTCCACCGCGCCATCATCTTCACGTCGCGGCGCTCATCCGGCACAAGGCCGAAGATCAATTCCGCGCCATTGTCGAACATGGCTGCAAATGCTTCCCGGACGTGCTGGATCGCGACGCGACCGCCGGACACGAAAAGGACGTGGACCTGATAATCCCGGTCGCCCTCATGCTCGAACAGCACAATGTCGCCATTCTCGAAGGCGAGCGCGACATTTTCGGGATTGGAAAGCCAGTCAGCGCCGGACACACCCATGTTGAGGGCTGCGGCGTCGATTGCTGAAATTATGGTTTGGTGCTTGCTCACGCGCTCTTTTCCAGACTGGCCTATTTCCCCGTTGGGCCTGTTATCTGTTGAGCGCCGAAGCGGCGGGGACCGGCATGTGATATGCTCGATCCCCGCGAGTGTCAAGTTGCCCCTATTGCGGGGAACCGCCGCCCGCTGCCGGGGCTGTGAACGAAAAGGAATTGAATGAGAACATGCTAATATTGCTCGATTGGAGCGTAATGCCCGCGCCGGTTACAGCACCGAGCCAGCTTGCCAGTGTCTCCGTCAAGACTTGCATCCAATTATAGCCGTCCCCGATATAATAATTCAGGTTCGTGCCGTCATTTTCAATACGTATCCAAGTGGCGGAAGTCAGATAATAGGCATAGGTCGCTTCGCCTGAATAGGAGGACGGCGAATTCCAGTGGATGATATCGACAAGGTGTTGCGCATTACCATCATTACGGAAACCGAATTGCGACAACCGCCCGCCTGCATTCTGCAAAGTGACGCCGACGCGGCTATTACCTTCACCAGCAACTAAGCTCGTGTCCATCCGTGCGTAGAGGTTCCACGGCGTAGCGGGGGGTGCCGCGTTCGCGATAAGGCCGCGCGTCTGAAATCCCATGCCGGCCGGGTTTTGAAAAACGATCCCGTTGAGATTATCGGTATAGGACTGCCCGCCCTGGTTGAGCGGTGTAAAATCCGCGAGCGCGGGAATTGTCCACGGCGCAAAAGGTCCGCCACCACCTCCACCCCCGCCGGAAATATTCACTTCCTCAACGTCCGTGACGTGGCCTTGGTCGTCCACCGTGATCCGGGCGACCTTCGTCGAAGTGCCGAAGGTGCCTACATCGTTCGCTTGGTCGGCGTGATTGATCGTCACGTCCGCCGAGAGTGGCCCGCCGCCGTCCAAAGCCACGCCCGCGATAATCTCGCGTTCGCTCGCCCAATTCTTGACGATCTCTAGCGCCTGCTCGGCGGTGATCCCGTCGCTGATATCAATTTGCCGCTGCTGCGCCCATTTAATGAAATAAATGGTCGGTTGCCCGGTCGCCAAATCGACGATGGGAAATTTCTGATCGAGAGGCTGCAATTTACCCGTCATCGTCTGGATCGTTCATTTCCAAGCCGTCGATCCGCGCTACCGCGCCATCGTCGGTGATTTTGAAAAGCCGGCCGGGCGCTTGGATTTGACCAAGGCTCAACCATTCCAATTCCGGTTCATAGAGCCCCGGCGTGACCGTGACGAGCCCCATATCGTCATAGGACCGACCGGCGTCGTCGCTGATCTCCAACCGCACGCCTGCGCCCGTATAGGCCGGCTGTCCCATGTCCGTTGTGAGCCACACCGCATAGCAGGGAATTTCCTCCCGGCCGCGCTGCACTACCTGCCCCATCACAACCCGGTCAAAATAGATTTCCTGCCGGTAATTGAGATAATCCGGGTGCTGATCGAATGGCTGCTGCGGATTGAGCACCCATAGCAGGCCGAAAGTGTCATCCCCGGCGATCACGTCGCTGCCATAACCCGTGCCAAGCCGGATGCCACCGACCCAATTTTGCCCGACCGTTGGTCGCCAGAATGGCAGGCCGAGGTCGCCCCACTCTACCCATTGTTCCGTGGACGTGTCATAGATCAGCGTTTCCCGGTCGCCGAGGCGCAGCACATAGAAATCGTGCCCGTCGAGCGTGAATGCCCAAGCGTGCAACTGCGGGTTTGCCGTCCGGCCGCGTGCGACGACCGCAAAGCGTGCCTGCTCGACTTCGATAGGCGAGGACTGCCGCACGGGCACCGTCGCTTGGACAGAGGTCACGTCCTCGAAATCGGCCGGGAAATTGATGATCGCGAGTGCTTGGTATTGCGCAACATGCTCTTCGGGTGCAGGAATGCGGACAACCGCCATCACCGCCGCTTGAGTGTCGTCGGCACCCTCGGACGGGAAATTGGCCGGAATTTCCGGCCACACCATGAAAAAGCTGTTTTCGTAATTCTCCGCACCACCATTCGCATAGGTCGTGACGAGCCGCGCAAAGCCCACGTCATATTGGCCGGGGCAGGGCATGAACTGCTCCTGCCGGCCGGACGTGCGCCCACCAGCGCCGATGATGTAATAATTGATGGACGACTGCGCCACGTCGAAATTCGCGGAGAAATTGCCCGTGCTGTTGCGCACCAGCGACGCAAGGCCGTATTCGGTTTTCACGGCGGGCGTAATGCCGTTGAAGCTCACCGCGAGAATTGGCTTATAGTCGCCAATGTAGCCATCGGGATTTCCCGGCCACACGATGATATCGACATAATCCGCAAGCACGAGATTTCCATCGGTATTCGTCGTTCCGAATTCGATGGTCGTCGTGCCATAGGCGGACGTGTTGACGGCTCGCAGCGCCGCAAGCACCTGATCGCCGCCGGTCGTCGTGATGTAATACTCATCATCGCCAAGCGGCGTATCGAAGGTGAGCGTAAAAACGCCGTCTGCGCCATAGGTGATCGAACAGCCATATTCGACGCGCGAAACCTTATTCCGGCCGTCGAGATTTGCCAGGGCGATAGGTTTATAGACGGTTGGATTATAGAAATCCACGTCCTCGTCCCACACGAGCATGTTGACGTTTTCAAAATTGAAAAGCGCCCCATTCCCGTAGGTCGTGGAGAATTCCACGAAATCCGTGTCCTTCAACGTGATATTCAGCGAGCCACAATTCGCCGGGTCGATCACCAGCGCCGAGCGGTCGCAGCCGCCCATCACCAGATAATTTGTGTTCGTCAACGGCACGTCAAACGTGAAGCGATATTCCCCCTGCCCGAGATAGGCGAGAGTGCCCCCATATTGATGCTTGACAACATTCCCGCTTACGCTGGCACCAGCCAACGGCTTGTAGCGAATTGCAGCGCGCGCCATGATTTAGCTCGTCCGGTTGAGTTGCAGGTTCGCATCATTGACCGCGCTCGGAAGCCACGGCGCATCGGTTTTCGGGTCCTCTTCAAAAACATCGCGCCAATAGGTTTGCGCAGTCGTGATCGGACGATCCTCGCCGAGCACCGTATCGGGCGTGCCGTCCGGGTCCGAGATAACTCCCGTCTGGATCGTGGCATCGCCGCCGTCCGATTTCGCCGCGCGCACCCATGCGACGATCCCCTTGACGCTCGTCACGTCCGGCGGAAGGTCGGTGATCGTGCAGACATAGGGAGCCGGCGGCGGATTTTCGGCCGTGATGAATTCCGCGTTGTCGGGTGGCGACTGCGCCAGGATCGGATAGCCGGCCACGCCGACGCTAGGAATCCAATTCAGGTCCACGTCGCTTTCCGGCCGAAGGTCATAGACGATGACCGAACCGAGGAAATCAGTGTTGTGCGTGCCCGCGCCCGAGCACACGACAAAATCGCGGATATACTGCGTCGGCGCGGACGAAAAGTTGCTCCGCACGCGGCTTTCCACCACCACCTGCGCGCACTCTGCGACAAGGGTAAAAGCTGCATCCTCGTCGATCACCGGCCGACCTTCAACGCGAAGCTCGACATGGCTCGTCAAGCCGTCGAAATCGACCCAACATTCCATATGATACCAGCCGTTCGCGGTGATCACCGGGACGGGGGTTTCATAGAGGATCGTGCCCGTCACGTCGCCGTTGCGAAGCTCAAGCGTGCCAGTCGTCGAAACCGTCACGGTGGCAATCACATTGTTGGAGGCATCACGCCACGAGAACGGCGTTGGAGCGCCATTCGTGGTATCAGGCAGCACGGCGAGCCAAAAACGCATCAACATGCCCACGCGATCTTCGCCGCCGTTTTGCAGCACGTAGCGGATGCGGGAAATATTACCGCCGCTGCCCTGCTGCCGAACAACAATATCCGTGCTGTCCGGGTCGGGATCATCCACGAGCGACGAACCATTCACGTCCGCATAAACGCCCTGTGTCATGAGCGCCTGTCCACCGAGCCCATAGAGGGCAAAATTATCTGCGAAAAGCAACATAGTCGGGCTCCCTCAAATTAGCTGCGATGCCTGATATTGGATCGCTTTACGGATGCGTTCTTCAATGTCCGGCCGAGAAATTCGCTTGGCGCTGCCGGAAATCTGAAAAACCCCGCCTTCACTATCGACCAATACCATGCTGTCCTTGACTTGAACAGCCGTCCCCTCCCACACGCCCCGGTCGAAAACGACGCCCTGCATACGGGCAACGGGGCTATCGACGTTTCCAGTGAAATACCAAACTTCGGTCGTGTCGGTGCCAGGGAGCCAGAATTGATCGCCGAACACGATCACCTGCAAGACAGGATCGGGCGCACGCTCGGCCGTCGCGAAGTCCAGCGGGTCCACGGTCGTTTCGCCGGGATTGATCCAGAAGAACCGGCCGTTGATCCCTTGGCCTTGCGCGGGCACGAGGACGACATAGGACGCGATGTAGCCGAGGCTGACAATGCCCACGTCATCCGGCGTTTCAACCTGAAACCACGCGGGAGTGCCGCCGCCCGTGAGCGTGCCGGCTCCCCATGCGATTGCGCCGCCGGTTTCGGTCGTCACGACCGCATTTCCGAAAAGCCCCGTCGCCGTCGCCCGAACCTGCACGGTATCGGTGGATTTCAGCGTGACAATCACCTTATCGTTGAGGGTGAGCGCCGAGGAATAATCGACACCCGCGACACCGGCCGCGCCGAGCGCCCCCTTGAAATTTTCCCAAGCGGTGCTGGTTGTCCCGCCCAAGGCCACGAGCCACGGATTTCCGACCGTGCCAAGCGGCGTGCCCGCGTCAACGCTCGCGTTCGTGAACTGATAATACATATCGCCGACGCGCACGACATTTCCGTTTGCCGGAATTCCCGTGATCGAGCCCCGCGCATAGCCGTTTTCAATATAGCACATGAGCGCACTGCCCGCCGCGACGAACAGGAAAGCCGGCGTGTCTCCAATATTCGAGGTCGCCGCCATGCTGACATAGGTTTTCGGGCTCGCGCTCTCGACGGTGCCGATAAGCGTCTGCGTGTCGTCCACGTCCACGCGCCAAAGCTGATCGCCACTCACGACGAACAGGCAATCGCGGAAGCTGCCCGGCTGGCTGTAAACGGCGCGGATAGGGCCGTCACCCACATAGCGCCAGCGATTGAGCCCCATACGGGCCAGGAGGGCGACTTGCTGCGCCGTAAGCGCGGGATTTGCCTCATAGTAGCGGTTGCGCGTGCGGATGCGCGCTTCCTTGGCTACTTCCCGGAAATAATCGCTTCGAGCGAGAGGAACATCGGCCATGGTTTATCCCCAATAGCCACGGTCGAAATTCCGCTGTGACGAGAATGCGCGCTGCTGGTCATAGCCCTGCGTGGACATGAACGGCCACGAAACATCGTCGAGAATTTCGAGCGGGCGAGACTGCAAATAGCGGGCGACGAATTCGCGGCGCTGCTGCTTGAAAATGATTTGGCTCTGCGCATCCAATTCCCGGCCGTAACGCGGGTTCAACCGGATCGCGAGCAGGATCATGAAGAAATTATCGAATTTCTCGGGGAACGGCATTTCGTCCGTCGCGATAACGCCCGTGAGCTTCACCCAAGACGCGAGATCGGCGCGATAGAACCATTCGGTAAAAGCACCGTCCACGTTGAGCGTGATGCTCGCCGCACCTTCAATGGTCCGGCCGTTGGCGTCGAGCGTGACCGGCACCGTCGCCAGCCGCGAGAAAGGATCGGCGATCCCCATGCGCGAACCGTCCTGCGGATAAGGCGTGAGCCACACCGTCCGGGCCTGTTCGTTCGTCGCGATGATGCGCTGATTGATCGGGGGATGATCGCGGTTGCGCTTGTTGAAATTCAGCGCATCGTCGTCATACATCGGATTTTCACGACCGAAATTTCCAAGGGGCCAATCCGTGAGCGCTTCGCCCGCGTCGCCGCCGTAAATTCCCGCGAAAATGCCGTTGAGCAGAAAAAGAGCTTCCGTGCTCTGCTCGGCGGTCAAAACCTTCCGCAGCGCGATAATGTTGCTCTCGCGGTATGCTTGGGTGAGGATCGTCGAAACTAGGGTCACGGAAGCTCTCCATAGGCAGAGTGATTACAGGTCGAGCGGCTGCGCGGGAGCGGCCGGCTTGGGATAGCCTTCCAGCGGTGCCGGGCGGCTCACGCCAACCTTCATGCGCCAAAGGTCATCCTTGGTCCGGCTCTTGCTGGACGCATGGAGATCGGCGCTCCACGGATGGCCGTGCGCGTCCACGTTGGGATCGCTGGCGACCGGAGCGGCGGTGGAAGCCACCGGGGCAGCGGCCGAGGGTGTGGGCGTCGGCGTGGGGGTCGGAGCGGCCTTGGTCGCGCCATGCTCGGAAGGGTGCTCTTTCCAGCCGGCCGGCACGTCGCCCGCCTTCTCGAAAACCTGCGCTTCGCCCTTGGGTCCATAGCGCCAGGACGGCCAATTCTGCTTTTCCATTCTCGTTCTCCGTGTTGAATTAGAGCAGCAGGGTTCCCGCTGCCGTGGTCAATGCGACCGTGCCCCCCGCAGGCGTCTTGAACATGATCGGGATGCGGTTGAACCCGACCGCGACGGGGAGCGTGTCCACCAGCACCGTGCCATCGTCATCCGTAATGGTCATGGTCCCCGCGATGGTTCCGAGAAAGCCGCTGATATGCACGCCGCCGACCTTGAATGAGGACCCTGCGGCCATCGGCTGCGCGCGGTAATATTCCTTGATCTGCGCCATGCGAAATTCCTTCCCCGCCGAAAATCCTCTCCGGGTGAAAAAGGCCGTCATCACGCGGGAGTGATGACGGCCCCCAAACTTCGCCCGGAGAACGGTGCGACGCTTGTTCTTATGCGCCGTTGAAACGGCTCAAGCGGTAACGCTCACGGATATTCGCGTTGATCGCCACGTCGAAGCGGACCCCATGCGCGCCCGTGAAAAAGTCGCTGTGCTGCCACATGCGGACAGTCAGCGGAATTTTCGAGAGCTTGCGACGCATGGACGTGTCCGAAGCCGGCAGGATCAGCGGCACCGTGTTAACGACGATGGCCTCTTTCTGGAGGATCAGACGCGGCGCGATATTCGCGCTGGCAGCACCGATGAAGGACAGCAGAGCACCATCCGCCACCACGGCCGAAACGGTCGCGTGCGCGGTGTTGATGTTGATGTTGTCGCCGGCACCCGAGCCGGGGACGATCATCGCCGGCCAGATGATGATATTGCCGGCACCGGCCGTCATCGTTGCGTCGGCAACCACCGTGAACTGCTGCAAGCGCGGCGGCTGCACGAGGGCCTGCTTCCGGTTGTCATAGGCATATACGCCGGGCAGGGTGAAAACTTCGCCCTGCTTGATCGTCGCCGCACCCGTGAAGGTATCGACGGCGAGCGTCTGCGTGAGGTGGCGACCGTTGACGGTGCCCGCCTTCGCCACGTCCGCGTAATTGACGTTCTGCGCCGCGCCGTTGACTGCGCCGGTCGTCTGCGCCCGCGTGCCCGTGGTGAGCACCGGAAGCTGATTGGTGAACATCGTGCGGATGCCGTTGATCTCACCCGTGAAGCCCTTGCGGAAAATTCCCGCGCCGGTTTCGTTCGGCAGGTTCACGACCTGATCGCCAAGCAACTGCTTGTCGAAATAGTTCATGATGTAGGAGAGATCGTTGTCGCCGACACCGTTTTCCTTGAGGCGGGTATAGCCGCCCACCGCGTCGATGAAATCGGACACGTTGTTACCGGGCGTGCCGGTCCAGTCGCCCGAGGCCAGCGTAGCGATTTGCAGAATGTAGGCGTCGATCTTTTCCGCCAGCGACGTAGCAGCACCCAGGAGTGCCTTGCTCTCGCGAGCGTCGCCGATGGTCTTGATCTTGACGAAATCGCCCCACCCCATGTTGGCGTTGAACGTGCCCGTCACCTCGAAAAGCTCGGAACCAAAGACCGTGCCGTCCGTGCCGGCCGAAAGGTCCTTCACGCCGTTTTCGGTGCGAGTGATGTTGTAGCGCGGCGTGATCTGTTCGAGGACCTGCAAGCCGTTGCGGTCGTCCATCTCGCCGTCATATTCGTTCCACGTCACGGCGTCGCCAGTGACAAGATTGTTCTGCAACACCATGGCGAAGGAGTTGAGAACGAGCTTCTGTTGTTCAGCGGTTACAGCACCCATCGGGATAGTCCCTTCCTCAAAAGGCGGATCGGACTATCCCGATGCCGCAAATTAGCGTTTGGTCTTTTTCTCGTCGGCCAACCAAGCCTTCTCGAAATCGTCCAGGTTTTCCGTTGCCGGATTAATCTGCGTTCGGGAGTTGGCCCCTCGCGCGGCATTCTGCGGCGGCTCCCCTGCGCGGGGAATTCGCCGAGGCTTGGTCACTTTGTCGATCTCGGCGTTTTTCTCTTCGACATACCGCAACTGTGCCAAGTGACTAAGTTTCGCGACGCGGGTCGCTTCCTTTTTGTCGTTGGCGAGGTCCAGCAGAATTTGAGCGCCGTGCTCGGCTTCGTGGCAAGCCTCGAAGGTCGTTTGGGACAAGTCCCAATCGCCTCGCATACCAGCTTCGACAACGATTTCCTGATAGTCGTCATGGAGATCAGAGCCGCGTTCTGCGAGGTCATCGACCTTATCGAGCAAAACCTGCTGCGCTGCTTGCGCGTTCTGATTTCGCTCGCCTTCCTGCTGACGTTGCAGGACCGCATCGGCTCGTTCGGTCGCCTTTTTCTCGGCGAGCCATTCAAGCTTATCCTCGATATATCGGTCGTCGAGGTGCCCGAGAGGGTATTTGTCCGTGTCCGTGGGATCGGGCGCGGGTGTTCCCTGGTCGCCAGATTTACCGGCAGCGCCGGAATTTGGCAAGCCCCCTTTTTCGAGAGCTTCGAGACGCGCCGCAAGGCCGGTTCCTTCGAGCGCCGCCAGACGAGCCTTAAGCTCGCGAGCTTCCTTTTTCGCCTCGGCGCGCTCGCGCTTGAGCCGCTTAAGGTGGCTCTCGGACGGCTTTTGCTCGTCCTCGTCGCCCTCATCGTCGCCCTGCTCGTCGTTTTCGTCGGCGTCTCCCGCGTCGCCTTCGTCACCGTCGCCTGCGTCGTCCGCCGGGGCCGCTGCCTTCGCTGCCGCCTCACGATTGGCCTTGCCCGTGCGTTCGGCGCGGCGCTGCTGGCGATTTTTCGTCGCCGCTGCGTCGGTTTCGCCCTCGGCCGGTGCCGCGACGTTGCTTTCGCCGATTTCGACTTCGCCCGAATTGGCGAAAGCCTCAAACTCTGCCGCCTCTGCGGCGCTCACTTCCTTTGCCATTTACTGTTCTCCGGTTGGTTTGGTTTCGGGCTTGTTGTCCTGTTCCCGCTGGTGATCGAAGGCCCGATCTTCGCTCTCCAAGGAATTGTGCTGATCGAGACTGTCCAAAACCTGCTGAAAATCTCGATCCTCGTTTTTGCCTTCCACGTCCGACGCACGGGACTGCGCGTCGAGAATGGCCTTGTAGGCTTGCGCCCGTGCAAGCTGGACACCGGCTTGAGCTTTCGCCGCGTCGGCCGTCTTTTTCGCAATATCGGCCTGCGCCATGGCTTGCTCGATTTGCTGCTGCATCTGCTGGACCTGATTGTTCGATTCCTGCATCGCCTTCATCTCGGGCGTCATCTCGTCCTCTGGCACCATGCCCGGAGGAAGCTGCATCTTGAACCGGCGGGCAAATTCGCCAGCCTTCGGCCAATCCTGCGCGTCGGCGATCAGGTCCATGACGAGGCCCGCGCTCTGCGGGTTCGCGTTGACAAACGCCATCATCTGTTCCGAGGCCAGCGCACGCTTGGTTTCGGTCGCCGGGCCAATCGCGACGGTCACGCCGTATTTGCCCATCGTCACGTCCGAATTCGGGTCCGATGGATCGTTGAGAACCATCATGATTGCCTTGTCGTCGCGGCCGATAATCGTCACCGAGCGCATCGTGTCGTAAATATACCCGATAAGCTCGTTGATATTTTTCGCGCAGCGCTGATCGGCGATTTTCAGACGGTCGGTGTAAATGTAGGTGCCAACGTCCGAAACCATCTGGCGTTGCTGGATCGCAACCTTGGAAACCTCGTTCGACGGCATCCCAAGCGCGGCCTCATGGATATTGGAAATGTCCTTGAGGTCCTGCGTCGCCATGCCGGCTTCGTTGACCAACGCGGCGTCGATCCCCGGCGGCGGAATGTGGACGGGCGCTTGCTCGCCATCGTTGTAATACAGGAATGGGTCGTCGCTCGACGGCGCGCGCCGCCACTTGACTTCGTGACCCTTCACGCTGTCCGGCGTTGCCAGCCACTTGTTGCGCGGCGCGGCCACAAGCTGTTCGGCCACGGTCGAGCGCCAATAATTGTGAAGGCGCTGCGGGTCCTTGAGGAACCGGATCAAGCCCCATCGATGGATTTTCTCGCCATCGTTCAATTCCCACCCTGGCACGCGATAAATCGGTAGAGAGGAAATCGGATAATCGTAGGGGCCTTCGAGAATTTCGTTGCCGCTGCACACATACATGCGCGCCATGCGGTTCGGCACTTCGCGGGTGTAGGGGGACCCGTCCGAGCGCTCTTCGACGAAATTGATATACTCGAATTCTTCCATGTCCGTCACGTCATGGACCGTGCCGTCCTTGTAGAGCGCGAGGACCTTGATCCCGTCCACGACCATGCGCCAGTAGGAAACAATCCGAACGCAGTCCTCGGAAAGCCAAAAGCCGGATTGGTTCCAGCGCTTTTCGTTCATGAACGAGGTTTCGGACGCCCACGGCCAGCGCTTTTTGAATTCCTGCTGCGGAATGTCGTCGCCGACGAAGCCCCATTGGCAATCCGCGCCGGACGGCTCGATCCCGAGCGGGTCCATGACGACCGAGTAGGGGTCCGTGACCGCGCCTAGCTCAATCTGCTGCTCGAACACGTCATCGTTCGCGTAATTCACGCCGAGCGTGTAATAACCTTCGCCGCCGACGACCTGATACTTGTTCGCTTCGTCACGCGCAAAATCGGCCTGCGAATTCTTGAAAATCGAGCGGATGAGCCCTTCGCGCACCAGCGCGATTTCCTTCGTGCCGGCCTTGTCCGGGAAAACCCGAATTTCCGTCTCGTTCATGAGGCGGTTGCCGATGATCTGCGCGATGAAGGCGACCAATCGGTTGAAAGTCAGAACCGGCTTGCGTGCGTCCTTGCGACGCTGCTCCACCACGGGGTCCCACTGGTTGCCGACCGCGAATTTCGCGTCGTCTTTCCCGGCGAGAATGTTGTGCTCGTTGAAGCCGTAGCCCCATTCATATTTATTCCGCATGTCCTCAAGGAAATCTTCCTTGTTGTCGAACCCCTGCGGGACTTTAGCGCGGCTGCGGGGGATCACCCGATCTTCACGCGCTAGATTGTCACGAATACCTGCCATCGCCCATGCTCCCTAGCTCATCCAACCGTAGCCGCCGCCACCGTCATAATCCGGCAAATCCCATGCGTTGCCGCCCGTATTGTCGATCAGCTTGGGTCCGCCATTGCCGCCGATCCCGTCGCGCGGGTCGCGGCCCGCTCCAAATCCAACCGGCTTCTCGGGTTTCGACCATGTATCGAAAAACTCGCGGGTTGCAAAGGTCAATACGCAAGCGTCGGAGAGATCGGACGAGCGCAAGCCCCGCGCTTTCATCTCGGTTTTGCTCTCCAACAGCCAATCATTATTGGCCCGCCATTTCTGCTTGGGTCCGCTGGCGTCGGACGCGAGATCGTCATCGTCGGGGATCGCGCCGCCGTCCGTGAGCCAATCCTTGAAGTCCCCATACATTTCCGCGCGGCGGTTCCACGGCCCGGCACGCTTCGGCGTCGCGAGCTTGTGCCGGCTGGTGCCGCCGAAATCGATCCCCTTCACAACATCGGCATAATGCTTGTTCAAATTCCGCAGGGCGGACACGATATTTTGCCCCATGGAACCGCGATCAATGCACATGCGGTTCGGGCGGTCCTCGTCGAGAATTTGGGAAAGCCATGCCACGGCCTCATCATGCTCAAGCTTGTTCCGGTGCTCGATTTTGTAGATTTTATCGCCGCGCCGCCACGCAACCGCAAAACGGTCGCCGCCCGCGCCGGCCGGGTCAACGCCGATGATCAGCGGCGCGTCGGGCATCTCCATTTCGCGCTTGCGGGCGCGCAGGATGAGCGCAGGCTTGATAAAGCTGTCCGTGTCGGCCGACGCGAAGGCTTCCGTGATGTTGATCGGGTATTCCTGGCGGAATTTGCCCGCCGAGCCAAGCTCGCGCGTCTTGCTGCGCCGCCAGAGCATTTGCCCATCGGTGAGGCCGTGCAATTCCTGATATTCGACTTCGGAAAGGTCGCCCTCTTCCTCGGCCTCACCGTGGGGGACGAAATCGCCTTCCTCGGTGTATTCCGCCTGCGCTGTCCAGGGCACGAACACATGCCGGTAGCGACCGATCTTCCGCATGGCCTCGTTGTAGCGGCGGAAAAAGCTGCCCTGCGGGCCTGCCGAGGTCGTTTCCAACCATATTTCGGACGGCGGTTTTACCCATCCGTGAATTTCCCCAATGCCTTTCTCGAACGGCAGCGGATTTTCCGGCTCGCGCCACAAAACGCCCCACACGCCGCGAACCTCGTCCACCGACTGCACCGACGAGGAAAAGTGATCCTCGGCGTTCGTCCACCATGCCGCTTCCGACCCATGGAAGAACGTCACAGCGCCGCCGCGCCCGCCGGCCTTCTGCCCGGCCGTCGCCACGGTGTAGGACGACCCGCGCTTGACGAATTCCAATTCCTTCGCGTTGTCGGTGCCGACCGCAGGCGGGAATGGGTGCTTTTCCTGCATGAGCGCGGTCATGTCGAAAAGCGTGTTGGAGGACGCCATCTCGTGCGAGAGGATATAGGCGCGCTGGCGATCCCAAAGCGTCGTGCGCCAATAGGCGCGGCTGGCGACGTAGGTCGAAAATCCCTGCCGCCGCCCTTTCAGGCCGGTGAGGCGCACCCAACGCTCTTCGGCAAGCTGCGCCTCGGCCGCGTCATGCAAGATTTCCTGCGCGGAATTCAGGTCGAGCGGTTCGAGGTCGCCGTTCTTCGTTCGGATGCGGATCACCTCACGGGCGAAGCGCCGAAAATCGGATTTCCAGAGGGCGACACGCAGCGTAAGGAACCGCTCGCGGTATTCATCGGGGGAAACCCCACAAGCTGCGGCCTTAGCTGCGATATCCATTTTTACACCCGATATTCAGGGCACGAGGTCATGTGCCGGTCGCGTCCGATAATTCCCGCTTCGAGCGGCGGGCAGGTGCAGCCCTTGGGAATGACTTCCTCGGGCTTTTTCCGGCTGCGCTTTTTCGGCGCGGGATCGCCCGTGAGCAATTCGCCGAGCACCGGCAGCTTGTTTTCCTCGTTGACATGCTCGGGATTGACGATGGACAGGGCCGGCCGGTCGTTCGACGCCACCGGCATAGGGCGCGGCGCGAAATTCCGCTCTGCGGGCATTTGCTGGACGCCGCCATAGGCTTTGAGCACCCAAATGACGAATTCGATATTCGTGTTGAAAAGCTGCCCAAGCTCGATTGCCGCGACTTGGATTTCATCGTTGCCGTTCGCTTCGATCATCCGGCGGTAGGCGGCTTGCAGCGCGATCCCGAGATTCTTCGATGCGACCTTGCGCGCCCGGCCGGCGGGGAGGGGCTTCGGGGCGGTCATAGGTCAAACTCCAATGTCGTCTGGCGGGGATCGGGCTTGGGCGGTTCGCCGCGCAGCACTTCCACGGTAGTTGTCAGGTCTTTGATCAGGCCGAGGCCGGCCCACGGCAGCGACTTGTCTTGTCCAAGTCGTCGTGCCCACTCTTCGAGACGATCCACAAGACCCTCCCGGCTTCCAAAGCGGTCATCATACATGGCAAATGTTCTCCCTTTGCCGGTTACAGGTCGTATTGTTTGGGGATTTCGGTGAATTCTGCTTCAATCGCATTATCCAGCCGTTCGAGGCGCGAAATCGCGTCGTCGATAGTCACCGTGCCCGACACGTCAACTTGCTGACTGCGGGAAATCATCTTGGGGAATAGTTTCGTGTAGAAATCGGTCGGGTTTTCGTCCGCCCAATTCGCCATGCGAGGGAGCCCGCCCATCTGCTCGAAGCACGACATGACCAGGGCACCCGCGAAGCGGCCGACATGCTGGTAGCTCTCTGCCGAGATCATCGGCAGTTTCGCCACGTCGCGCGTCGGCTGCAACGGGTCGGTGCGGGTTTCGGGCAATTTGGCAAGCTCGTTCGGCATCGGTCTATCCCATGGTGCGCAGCGCGGACGCGGCGACGGCGTAAACCTCATCATCGCTCAAATTGCGCGTGGCGTCACCATATTCTTCGCCCACGGGCCAGAAGATATGCGCGAACCCGTCCGAATGGGTCGGAATTCGCTCAAGCAGCGTCACCGTGCCGTTGATCGCAATCGTCTCGTGGATTTCCTCGGGATTTTGCTGGTAGAAGCCGCTGGCGTGATAAATCTCGCGCCGCTCTTTCACCAGCGAAACAATCTGCGGCGTGCCTTCGAGCCCGGCATATTTGGCACAGTTAATCCGGCCCTCGTTGAACGACACGGCACCCTGCGATTTCTTATTCGCGCGATGCCAGCGCATATTCGTCAACTGGCCCGCCCGGACGTGGCTTTGCAGGCCCCACGGGTGATCGTGCATGATGGAAATTCCCGGCACGCGCAGCATTTCGTGATAGACATTGATGCGCCACGTTTTTTCGGGATTGAGATAAGCTTTCATGAAGCCGATCCCGTGCGCGCGCCAGTCCAGCCCGCTTTCGAGCGGATAAACGAGCAGCTTGCGGATTTCGTCGTCGGTGATGAAGGGAGCGCTCATGAGAATTTCCCGCTTTCTCTGATCATGTTCATGCCTTCGAGCATTACGCCCATCTGGCCGTGGTGCCGGTAGGAGCCGGCTTGGAAAAATCGCGTGCCACTGCCGCCGTCTGCCGTGTCTCGGCCGAAAATGACGATGCAGTGGTTTGGCGGCTCGGGATTTTGGTCGAACCATTCGGTTGCAACTTCGAGTGCCGAGCGCGGATTGTGGATAGCCGGGTCCTGGCGCTTGTAAAATCGGGCGGACGCGAACGAAGTCACATTTTCCGCAGCAGCGGCGACCTTTTCGTGCTTTCCGCTCAAATCGAGTTGCAGCGCGCATTCCTGCGAAATGTCGATCAATAATTCCGTTGCCCGATTTTCCTCGTCGCCCCGGATCATGATTTCGCCATCCTTCACCATCACGCCGAGCGCCATAAGCTGCAAGGACTGCGACGGGGACAGCGTGACGCCTACCGCCGGCATGGAGTTTTCGTTGTCCCCGTCCATGTCAATTCTCCGCGCGCTTTTCGACGGCATCCACGAAGCGTTCCGCCAGTCGGCCGAATTCGGCGAGAATGGCAAGCCCCGTGATCAGCGTCGCGGTTTCGTCGTTGGCTTTGATCGCTTCCGCGAGCGCGCCCGTCAATTTATCCCATCCGTCCATTTCAATGCTCCAAAAAGGCGACGTTTTTCGTGGTTGACCAGCAAGCCCCGCACGTCGCGCAGCAACGGGTCTGTCCGGTTTGCTCCGGGCACTGGAAAGCGTTCGCCGGACGGCTGGACGCCTCGCCAATGCTCACGGTTGACATGGTAGGGCGCTTCCCGTCCGAAAATCGGATCATGGAGCGGCCGGGGAATTTGTTGTTCATGTCGGCAAGCGCATTTCCGACGAACGAGCCGATGGGGAAGCCATCGGGCTTGCGCCACGGCTGGCGGGCCGTGTAGCCGAAAATCGCGAGCCGAGGGTGTTCGGTGAGCATCCGGTGCCAGAACAGCACATAAGGCACGTCGAAGAAATCCCCGAGGGCGTGCAGGCGGATGAGGACGCCGGCCTTGTGCGTCGGCAGGCTCAAGAGCCATTTGATTTCCTTTTCCAGCGTCGGCAGGAAATCGGCGTCGGTGTGATCTATCCGCTTCGCATAGGGCATATTGTTGCCGTAGCAGCTTTGCCAGTGCTGGCAGGTGCGTGGGCAGGTTTTACGCTCTTCCAGCGATAGCGTGTAGATGCGCTTGCCCCGGTGATGCCCCTTGCGCACGTCGCGGCCGATTTTGACGTTGCTGTGCCCGGACACGAGCATGTGCTTCATCTGATCGACGCGCTTCACGCTCTTGCCAAATTTAGTCCGGCCCTCTTGGATGAAACCGGCTTCGAGCCCTGGCAGACGCGGTTGCGTCCGGCGACGGGAATTGTGGCCCCGGTCGTCGCGCACGTAGCGCGTGAGGGTCACATCGTCGCCCATAGCGAGCGACGCTAGTCGATAGTGCCCAAGGACTTTCGTCACGGCGCGTCTCCTATGGTTTCAGGTCATTCCAGAATTCGAGCCCGAGCGGCGTAATGTGCAGGCAAACCGGGATCGACTTGCGCACGTCCGTTCGGTGATCTTCAATCAGCCCGTGGGCGATCAGCCGCAGCAGGCACAGTTGGATCGACGAGCGATCCTTGATCATGAGCGCGCGGAGAATATCTTTCCCGTTGCACCCCGGCGTGGACATGACGGTGTAGAGTATGAGCACGTCACGCGCGGTTATTCCTTCGCGGTCGATCTTCCGCAGTGAGAGCAGGAATTTAACCGATGGTGAAGGCGGACCTTCCGCTGCGTCATGTGTCATACTCTCACCTTCGCGGGCTGCGCCCGCCTTACGCTTCGGGATTTTCGACGCCAGCGCTAGGCTCCGTCGCTCCCGTCGCTATCTCCGATTGTGTCGCGGATTTTTTCCGCTCGGCCGTGCGCTGGAATTCCATGTCCGCTTCTTCCGTCGAAGGGATGGTGGACCTTTCCAGTCTCGCGATCTCCTGCCGGATAGCCGTGCAATTCCGCTCGAACCCCGGCGTGCCGTCCCGCGCTGCCAATTTCTCCCGCAGCTTTACGAGCCGTGCTCCGATGGCTGCTATCTCCGTGTTGCGATCCATTTTTCCGTCCGATCATGACTAGGCTCCCCTAGGCGAGCGAGTGAATGCGGTTTTCCGCGTGCTCAAGGGCGGACAGGATGCGGTCGAGCCGACCAAGCTCGATAAACAGCACGTCCATATCGGCCGGCTGCTCGGCGATCCCGGTTGCGCAATTCTCGCCGGCCTCGGGCTGCGGACCAAAAAGGCGATCCCCGACCCCGGACAAGCGGTCCAGAATGAGTTGGGCGTGAAGGCCAGCGTTGCGGACCCGCTGCGAAATCTCGGCGATCATCGGCCGGGGCTCGCACTGTTCGCCGGCATAGCTCTGCTGCTCGTCGAAGCTGCTGCGGGTCGCGCGACGGGGGTCTTGTGCCCGTGCCTCGGCTGCATAATTACGATCCATTTGAATTCTCCCATGTGTGCCTTGCTGGCCGTGCTCTTCATGACGCAATCCGTTTCGACTGGCAAGGGTAAAAAGAGAGCCCCGAAATCCCAAAGTGGGACCGGGGCTCGGAAGTTTTCATAGGAGAGGATGCCTGAAAGGCGCGCTCCCCATATCGGGGGTGTTAGCCCCTGTCAATATTGGCGGCGTATTTCTTGGCGTCGGGGCCGAACAGGGTATCGAGGAAGATGCCGGCCATGGTGCTTTCCGACACTTCGATTTCGTCGCCCGAGCCGGCCTTGCGGACCAGGATATTGCCATTGCGGACGCCGAAGGTGATCTTCTCGCCGACCCGGAATTCGCCCGAGGCTTGGAGGCCCGAGGAAAAGGGCTGCGTGGCGTTGGGGACGCTGCTGTCCGTGGCGTCGTTCAAGACGGGATCGCCGGGGTTGCTGTCCTGCTGGCCCTCGATGCCGGTATGGGCCATCTTGTCGATCTTTTCGCGGGACGTGTCCGGCGTGCCATGGTCGGGGGTGCCGGGTGCGGATTTGTGCTTGTCGGTCATAGTCCATCTCCAAATGAGTAGGGTGCCGGCTCCCGCCAACCGGCACCCCCTCAATACCCTGGCCGGGGATTAGTTCCCAAAGCGCGGAGGGTCCTCGGAGAAATCACCGATGACATGCACGTCCGACCGCCCTTCCTCGGGGTCGATTTCCAGCCCGACGCCTCCGGGGAAATCGGAAGGCTTGAGCAGTCCGAGGTCGAGGCAGCGGCGTGTCAGCACGTCGAGATATTGCGCCATGGCGTCGTGCTGCTCGTTAAGCATTTCCTGCTGCGCCATCGGCAGCGCGTAGAAGCTCGTCGTGCCCATGAACGGCGTGAGTTTCTTCAACCGATCGTAGAGGTCGGTGCGCTCTTTCCGAAGGCGATCCTCGAAAGTCTCTTCCACCCGAGCGGCCGGCCCCACGTTGGCCCGGACTGCGGCGTCCTTCGCTTCGAGCAGCTTGCGCAGAGCTACCGTCCGCTCGGCGTTGCGCGGCAGCGTCGTGATAATGTGGGAGGCCAGCGCGCAGAATGGGGACGAGGCGGATTGGAGCGCCGCAGGCAAGTGGGCATAGTGGAAGAAATGCAGGATGGGGTCGGTCGAGATTTGCTCGGCGGTGAAGTTGGCCGGGGCTGGATGAATTCCGTTCATTGATATTCTCCCATGGTTAATAGCCCCGAGATGCCGGGGCCGGGGGGTGATGCTCTAGCACTGTTGCGATGGATTAGAAAGCCCCGGAATGCGGCGGGCGCGGGGTGATGCGCTCTGCTATTCAAATGCTGCCGTAACGTAAGGGACAGGGGAAAATGGGGTTTATCGTTTACGCCGGGGAGGCCCGGCCGTCGCTGAAACGAAAAGAACCATACCCCCCGGTCCCCTGAAAAAACCCTGGCGGGTCCCCTTTCCTCCCCTTGCGTGCGCTTGGTTGACGTTGCGTAATCATTTGCATGTCCTCAATGGTGACGTTGCGTCATGATCTAATGCAATGCTTACGTTGCGTCAAGTCCTAAATTGCTGGACGTGACAGGTTTTCAACCGGACGCCTTTACGCTTCGTTAGGATTTGGCTGCTAGACAGGATCAACAGCAACGGAGAACGACCATGAACACGGCAAGCTATTCGGAAATGTCCTACTTTGACGGGAACGCCTGCGCACATTGCGCTGCACGGGAGGAATTCCAGCGTTTGCGGCGCATCCAACGGCAGACACGGGAGCATTTTGCCCGGACGGGGCGGAGGTGAATTCCAAAAGCCACGGATACGCGCGAGAGAATTGGGAAAGGCGAAAATCGGTTTTTAGAAATTCCCGATTAGAAATATTTTTCCTTGTCCTCATTAAGCGGAGCGGAGCGCGTAGGCCGCAGGCCGAAGCGTCGGAGCGCAGCGATTGACATGCGTCTAGCATTCACCGCGCACGCGCGTAATAAGCAAAGCCCATGCACGCCATGCCTAGGCAAAGGGGTAGAATAAGCTTTGCCAGCCTGATCTTGTGTAAATGCGCCGTTTACCGTCAAAATATGCGTGCGATACGATTTCATATTGACGGGCGATTAAAGAGCGTGCAAAGGTGCAGAATAAGCTTTGCCAAGCTGAACCTGCTTTCAATGGAGCAAAAGACAATGACCGGAATTTATGCACTTCCCGAAAAGCCGAGCGCAGCCGATATTATCGAGCGCTCAATTATCGCGCATCCTTCGCTTTTTCGTGACGCGCTGATTGCGCAAGCAAACATGCACGCGGATTATGTGGAGCTTTCCCATAACGAGCGTGCCAAGCAAGGGGCGCGCGCCAGCAAGAATGCCTGTCTGATTGCCTATGACACTGTAGGCGACGAAGATCAGACAGAGCGCGAGCGTGCCGAAAGCATCTGTGCCAATACTGGCACGGCGGTTATCTCGCTCAACGTCGCGTGCAAATTGCAGTGCATTCCGCCTCACATTCGCACGGCTGCGGCTGTCATGCTTGACGGAAGGAATTAATCATGCGCGACTATTTCCTTTATTCCGATCCTCTCCCCTCGCGCCTTGACGGGATGACGCAAGATCGCTGGAATTCCCTCTCATTGGCGCAGCGCGAAGCCATGCGAGACAATTCGCACCTCACGCCACAATTGATCGGCCTTGAAGGCTGGCGCGTGAAAGTCGTCGATATGGCTGGCGAGGTGCGGAAATTCGTCGTCGGGAAATCGACCGGCTGGCGTCCCTGTCATCTGGAAATGGGGCGCGGCGCTTGCGGCGATCCTGCCCGCTCGATTTATCAAGCCGTCGAGAAATTGGAGAAGGTGCGATGACTGGCCCGGTTTGTGAGAAATGCGGTAATGACGGCTCCAAGGGCGCGCTCTATGTGACCATAGATGCACGTTGGGACCACGTAGCGGGAAATTGGGTGCTGGACGCACGCGACGACCAAGGCGGACAAGAGCTTGATTGTCTGAATTGCGACCATCGCACGGATGGGCCGGAATTTCCCTACGGCGCTACCGTCCAGCCCGACGCGGGAACCGGAGTGCCCTACCCATGAAGAAAACCGCGATCATTCTAGCGCTGATCGGCTTGCTTGTCGGGCACATTGCAGCGGACATTTATCTAGCGCATAATCGGCCTATGCCGCGCTTGATCGCGCAAGGCTGTCAAGGTGCTGGCGGCGATTTGTGGGCGATGGAAGAAAGCGACTTCCCGACCAATTGCCAGAATATTGAGAGGTATTGAAATGAGCCAGGGTGAAGCCTTGCGCGTGCTGATCGCGTGCGAATTTTCGGGCGTTGTGCGCCGCGCCTTTGACGCGCTAGGGCATGACGTTTGGTCGTGCGACACGCGAGACAGTGAGGACCGCAGCAATCGCCACATAAAGGGCGACGTGCGCGAAATCCTTGATTGGGGATGGGATTTGCTCATTGTCGCGCATCCGCCTTGCACGCGGCTTTGCAATTCGGGCGTGCGATGGCTTTCGGAACCGCCGGGCAAAATCGGCACGGACTATAGCGAAGCGCAGCGCGCAGCCTATCAGGCGATGGACCGCGACGCGCGCCTAGCGTTCATGTGGCAAACACTGGACGAAGGCGCGGAGCTATTCTCCGATTTGTGGAATGCGCCAGTGCCGCGCGTCGCGGTAGAAAATCCCGTCATGCACTCGCACGCAAAATCTCGCATCCGCAATTATCAGGAATTCGCCCAAACTATCCAGCCATGGCAATTCGGCGATTGGGAACGCAAGCGCACCTGTTTTTGGTTGCGCGGCATTCCCCCGCTTAAGCCGATCTATGCAACGGAAGCCGAATGCGCCGCAGCGCTCGACATGACCGGCCGTCCGGTCAACCGCGTGCATTCGCTTGGCTCGACAAGCGTTGATCGCAGCAAAGAGCGCAGCCGATTTTTCCCGACCGTGGCAAAAGCCATGGCCGAACAATGGGGCGGCTTCGCCATGGGATGCGCGGAGATTGCCGCATGACGGGAAGTCTGTTGCTCGATTTGGGGATTTTGTTTGTCCTCTTTCTCGCCATCCATTTCTTTTACGATAAGCCCTATGTCTAGGAATTCGTTATGAACATTTTCGATTTTTGCGACCGTTTCAATATCTCGCTGGCGAAAGCGCGGCGGATGGAAAAAGCAAACGTGCTACGGCTCGACGAAAACACGCCGGACGAGGTGCAGGAAATTCGCCACCTGCTTTTGCGAGGCCAGCCGCTTAGCGCGTCGCACCTTGCCGGGCTGATCGAAAATCCGGGCTGGAAAATGGACCTTGGCAAATATGCCGACAAGGCCCTAGCCGCGCTCGCACCGCTTGGCGATGCGCTCGACGAGAAAGCGCCCCTTATGGTTTCGGCCTATATCGCGGACGCGGCGGGTAATGATCCCCATGCACAAGGCGAAATTATCGCGTGGCTGCGCAAGATCATCCCGCGCAAGCCTGTCCCTTACAATTATGTCGCGGTGCGCTTGATCCTGGGAATTCCGCCCATTGATCGCGTGAATGACATTCCCCGAATTCCCCGCGTCCTCTTGAATGTGCGCAAGCATGAGAGTTTTTCCGGCTATTGGCGCTTGGTTCAAAATGGCACACGCAACGCAACAGTTTTTTGCGCGCCGGGGAAAAATTCGTTTGACTTGTGACGGACCTTCCGTTACGTAAGGATTTATCAGCAACGCTTTCAACGGAGCGACACAATGACCGCACAAGACCATATCCTTGCATGGATCGAAAGCAGCCGCGAACATTACGACCGGCTGCTAGAAATCGAGCAACTGCGCAAGGCTTCCACAAATCCCTATCTGAAATCCTGCCACACGCTTGAGCGCGCATCGCGCCTTGTGGCGGACGCATACCGCGAAATGATCCGGGGCGGCGACGCATCGCAGAGCGATATCTATTCGGCTGCTGATTTGGTCCTTGCCGTGGCTCTTGTCGTGATTTGGGAGTTGGAAGCATGAGCCCCTATCAAAAGCATCTTGCCGCTATCGAAAGCGGGCGCGTCACGCGGACGAATATCATCGGACTGCGTAAGGCGCTGAATATGGACGCGCGGCGCTCGGCTGGCTGGTCGATTGGCGTCACGGCGGCGAAGATCACGAGCGAAGAGCTTGAGCACCTGTTGCACCTGATCGCGACAACGCATGTCATCGCCCATGGCGATTTGCACGAGGCCGGGCTTAAGGTGCTGCGGAACAAGCGTCACGCGAAAAAGTGGGACGCCACGCAAGCGGCGATTATCGAGAAATTCGACCATTTCCGGCTTGTGCGCTTTGACTGGATCGGCGCACGCGGGGAACATTGCGTGCCTGTCTATCGGGCCTATGGCGCGGGGCTGCAAAGCTTCACCTTCCGCAACATACCCTGGCAGAGCGGCGGCAAAGGACCCGAAATTCAGGGGAGGGATTTCTAATGCAAAAGCGCGTGCAAATAGTCGTCATGGAAAAGGGCGGCAATCGCTGGAAATTCATCGCACACGGCGCACCTTATTCGCGTGAGGACGCGGAAGCACTGAAAACGCGCCGCCTCTCACTTGGCGACAAGGTGCGGTTTCTCACGGTCGGGAAGGAATAACATGGCACAAAAAACCCGCAAGGAACGGATTACGAAAGTCGAATTTTACGACAAGGGCGGCTTTGCAAATCCTACCCTCTTTCGCCAGCAATCGCGCGGCGGGGCATGGCGCTATTATATCAATCTCGATCATCATGCGTTGGGAGAATATAAATGACCTTGCTCGGGGAAATCGTCGAGAAAGACGGCATGATTTGCTTGCAGACAGCGCCGCGCGTTTTCTATCCGCTCGGAGGCAATAGCGGCATTGCAGAGGATTTTCGCGAGACGTTCAACCAGCCAGCGCGCGCCGATCTCGGCCGCAGGCTCTACCGTCAAAACGGCGTCCTCTGCATGGAAAGCACAGAGCAACGCGACTTGCGCGGGGCGATGGTCGAAAATCCGCCTTGGGATGGTCGCTCGTCCACGCTGCAAAACGAAATGGCGCTAGGCGCTCGGAGGTATCGGAAATGACCGAACGATTTTCACTGATCGACTATTTCGCCAGCGAGGCTTTGCCCGCGATCCTCTTTCATTTTCAGGGAGAGGAAGCCGGGCACGAGGCGACGATAGCGCGCCGCGCCTACTCCGTGGCTTCCGCTATGGTGGACGAGCGCCGGACGCTGCAAGAAGGCTACCACCGGCCCGAGCGCGTCAAGGCGCGGAACCTGCGCAAGATGGCACCGGAATTGCTCGACGCGGTGCGGCTATGCGTGACGGCGGAAAAGGAACGGGCGCGCAAGCTTAAGCCCGGCTCCCCCGCGTCCACCTATGCCGGGCAGAGGATCGAACGACTAGAGGCACTGATTGTCCGGGCGATGGCAGGATGAGCAAGCTTCGCAAATGGCGCAAGGTCCATCGGGCCGCGCGGAAGCCAGCGCCACGGCGTCGGGTAATTCTCGATTTCGAGACGCGCTCTATTTCGCGACATGCTCTATCCCTACCAACGGTCGGTTTATGATGCTGTCATGAGTGGGGAACCTATCCGCACGATGACGGGGAGAATTCCTAGCCAGCCGGAAATGCAATTTTTCCGCCCTTCACGTTGCGTAAGGATTGGGAAAACCGCGCCGGTAATCGCTTTTCTCGACGTGCCCGATTATTCGTGGCTAGAGCAGAGAATTTTAGCCGCGCAAATCAGTAAGGAAAAATTCGCAACGATCATGGGAATGGATTTCGCGAGCGGCCCGGATAAATCCGCAGAGGTCACAATGGAAAAGCTTGACACCGGGGAAGTGGTCATTCGGGAAATCAAGACACAAGATATAGTGTCCCGCAATGATCCATTGACAGAGCTTCCCTAGGGGAACATAAGCAAAAACCCGCCGAGCATGGGCACTCGGCGGGTTCATGGGAACTGCCTTCATGGGAGCAGTGTGTTGCAAGGATTACCCGACATTCTCCGGGGCTGCAAGGTTTTTCCGATCATCGCTGGCACAAAAGACCCGGCGACAAAGAACGGCTGGAAAGATGCAAGCAGCGACCCCGCACAGATTGCGGAATGGCAACGCGCCCTAGGGACCGAAATCAATTGGGGCGTTGCCTGCGGTCCATCCGGCCTATTCGTTTTCGATATCGACCCCAACGGCCTAGACTGGTGGGCGAAGCTGCTAGAGCGCGACGCGACGATAAAAGCCGCCGTGGACGCAGCCTTTCAGGTTCGGACCCCCAAGGGCGGCTTGCACGTCTATTTCAAGGGCGAAGGCCCGAGCACTGCCAGCCGCATTGCGGACGGGATCGACACGCGCGGCGGTATCAACCGCGAAGGGCGCATAGTCTCGGGCGGTTATGTCGTCCTCCCCGGCAGCAAGACCAAGGCAGGCCCCGGCCGCGTTGATGGCAGCTATACGGCGCTGCCCGGCGGCACGATCCAGCCGCTACCCGCGTTCATGTCGGCAATCGTGCCCGAGCGGAAGAAAACCGACACGCTAGGGCTGGCGAAGAACCCGGACGCAGACAAACCCCGCAATGTCTCATGGGCGCTCGATCTCCTGAAAAATTACACGGAAACCGGACGGGTTTCTATCCAGGGTAAAGGCGGCAACAATCTCGCCTTTCAGGTCGCCGCTTCAATTCTCGACAAGGCAATTTCCCCCGGCGTCTGTTTTGATCTCATGTGGGAGCACTGGAACCCGGCTTGCTCCCCGCCGTGGGACGATTGGGAATTGGAAGGGATCATCCGCAACGCCTCTGCCTACGGAGAGGACACAGAGGGCGGCGTGAAGGGGTTTCAGGCGAACGAGGACGCCTTTGCAAATTATGTCGGCCAGCAATTCGAGCCGGAAGCGCCCGAGGATCGCAGCCGCGACAAATTGAAGTGGCTGCACGATTACGCCGACAACGTGCGCGATCCCGAGTGGCTAATTCCCGGCGTGCTGCCCGCCAATGGCACGGGAATGATTTACGGCGAAAGCGGCTCGTTCAAATCCTTTTTGTCGCTGGACATGGCCTTGTGCTTGGCGTTCGGCGTGCCCGGCCAATGGAATGCGCCGCCCGTGAAAAACGACGTGCTTTTCCTCGCTGGCGAAGGTCCCGTTGCGACGGCGCGCAAGCGCTGGCCCGCGTGGATGGACTGGCAGGGAATTGAATTTCGGAACGACCATCGGTTTATCATCAAAGACCGCGTGCCGTTCTACACAGATTCCGACGCATGGGAGCATATCAAGGCTGATCTCGGGGAAATGAAAGCCAAGCCCGCCCTGATCGTGATCGACACACTAACGCGCCTGCTCACCGGCATGGATGAAAACAACACGAAGGACGCGAGCATTGTCACGAATTTCATGGAGCAATTGGCCCGCTACTATGAATGCTTCGTGCTCGCAATCCACCATACCGGCAAGGATCAATCGAAGGGCGCTCGCGGCTCGTCGGCTTTTTACGCGAATATGGACACGGTGATTTCCACTCGATTGCGTCAAGGCGGGACAGAGCTTCGCGTGAAGAAGCAAAAAGACGCGGACGTGAGCGACGAAATCAGCTATTTTGAGCCGAAGGAATTTGGCTCGTCTATCGTGCTGGCGCGCTCGGGCGCACTGCCGGAAGCGACGAGCGGGAAACCGCAGAAATCGCGTTACGATTGGGCGTCCATGCTGGAAGTTATGAAAGTTATTGCCAGTCAGGGCGGTGAATGCAGCGACGCAACGCTTGTGCAGGAAATCGCCGGACAATACGGGATCGAAAAAGATTTGGTCCGCAAGCAACTGGCGAAGAACGAAGAGCTAGTTTCCCTCAAGCCGACGAAAGGGCAGTGGGCAATTCCGACGCGGGAGTATGACCTATGAACGATTTCTGGAAAGGCGAAACCTACGCCATCGTCAAGGCGATGAAGGCCACGGGCAACCGGCCGGGGGTTATCGCGCAGTGGAAAGCGGAAATGGAGGATTGGGCTGCTATGCGCCCTGTCAACGATCCCGACGCGCAGGCCGTGCGGTCATGGCTCCCCCATTGGCAGTGCCGCCCGTTCTACACCGCCGACGAGCTTGCGCCCATGTGGCCCGCCCTGGCTATCGCGGTCGGTTTCGCGACCCGCTGGCCTTCCGTGCTCAAGAGCGCCCGGCGGCTGGAATTCGAGTTGGACTATGCGGGACTGCCCCGGTTCGACACGGGCTATCGGCAATTTTTCATCGTCGAAAGAATTCACGAGTTGAGCCGGCTTCGCGGCAACGAAATCGAAAGGGAAATTGATGCACACCGTTGAGGATATGTGCCGCGCCGGTTGCACCACTGCACGCGGCGTCCGGTATTGGGAAGATGAGGAAATGCTTGGCAAGGTCGAGCGTTCGTCCGGCGGAAATCGCCGCTACACGGACGAGCAGCTTGACAAGGCGAAGATCATCGCCGCCGCGCAATTCGGCGGCTGGAAGCTGGAAGAAATCAAGGAAATGCTCCTGTCCTATGACGCGGAGGTTTTCGAGGCTCTTATGACCCGGCTCGCCGATCAGGCCCGCGCCTGCGTTCGTCTCGGCGAGCAGCTTCCCAAGCCGCCCGAGGTCAAGCCCGCATTGGAGTTTGATTTGTGATGGACGACTATAAAATCCGAAAGGGGAAACCTCCTATCGGCGGCGTCTATGTCGCTTATGTCGAGGACCCGATTTCCGAATTCTGGTGCGTCGAGCAAATTCGCACTTGGCACATGGGCACCGGCTGGCAGGGAAATCCTCCCGGCACCGTCTATGGATGGGTCGGCCCGTTGCCCGCGTTCAAGCGCGGCGAAACGAAACCGACCGTTGTCCCCGCACCGCAGGAATTCGACCTATGATCGCGCTGCTGCAAACGCTCATTGAAACGGCAGGTTGGATTATCTGCTGCGGAATTCTCGTTATCGGATTGGCGATTTCGCGATGAAGGTTTGGCAGAACGGCGAGAATTTCATTTGTGAGGTCCCGACCGGGCCGAACGTGAAAAAGACGATTGCCGACATGATGGCCTACCGGGGCGTCGTGATGAGCACAGCGGCAAGCTCCCGCGAGAAAGCCGTGCTGTTCGCGGTCAATCCCTACGCCCTGGCTGATCTCGCGAACGATGATTGCCCCGGCCTCGCACCGTTCAAGCGCATGATCGACTTGAGCCGGGCGCTCGACGGCAAGGGCACGAAGCGGCTTCCGCCCGGCAAAGAGCTTTGGGATTATCAAAAAGCCACGCTCGACTATCTTTTGAAGCGGCGCGGCGGGATCAACGGCGACCAGCCGGGGCTAGGCAAGACGCCGACGAGCATTGCCTATTGCAACGAGGTTGAGGCGCAGCGCGTGCTTGTGATCGTCCCCGCGTCCGTCCGGCTGCAATGGGGTGAGGTTATCCGCGCATGGAGCACGATCCCGAACGTCAAGGCGTCGGTCATGCTCAAGGTGAAGGACGGAATTCATCCGACCGCGCACTATCAGGTGCTTTCCTACGACGCCGCGAGAAATCCCGCGATCATCCGTGCGATCTCCAAATATAATTGGGACGTGCTGATTTGCGACGAAGCCCACAAGATGAAAAATATCGACGCTCTCACGACGCGCGCGATCCTCGGAAACGGCCGGGGCGAATATGTCCACGGCGAACACAAGATGAAGGCGATTTCCCAATATTGCCGCGACCATATCGCGCTCACGGGAACGCTGCTGCTCAACCGGCCGAGCGAGTGTTTCGTGCTGTTCCGGCATTTCGATTGGGAATCGATCGACTTCATGAGCGAGGACGATTTCAAGGACAAATACAACAAACAGGCCGATATGGTCACGATTGAGGGAAAGCGGTTCAAGCTGGAAAGCACGTCGCTGGAACTGGAACTGCAAAACCGGCTGCGCGTGAACATCATGGCCCGGCACGAGAAAAAGGACGTGCTGCGGTTCATGAAGCCACCGCGCTACGGGCTGGTGAAAATCTCCGAGAGCGGCGGCGCGATCAAAGCCGCGCTCGACGCCGAGGGGATGCTAGATATCGACATTGAAGATATCCAGACGACCAAGGATTTCGAGATTTTAGGGCACATTGCCGCCGTCCGCAGGCAGATGGGAATTGCGCTCGCACCGCACATTGCCGACTACGCACGGGAGTTTCTGGACGGGTCCGAGGAAAAGCTAACCATCTTCGGTTGGCACCTAGAAGTGCTCGACATTTTCGAGGAAGAACTGTCCCGCTATGGAACCGTTCGCGTGGACGGGCGTAAAAGCCCCAACGCACGGCAGAAAGCGGTTGACGATTTTGTCGGAAAAAGTAATGTGCGAGTATTCTTAGGAAATATCCAAGCGGCGGGAACTGGCTTGGACGGCCTCCAAAAAGTTTGCTCCCGCTGCTACCTTGCCGAACCTGATTGGGTGCCGGCACAGAACGAGCAGGCAGTTTCACGGTTAGACCGTATCGGACAGGAGAATTTGGTGAGCGCTGAATTATTTGTCGCCCCCGGCTCCATCTCCGAAAAAATTCTGGTGAAGGCACTGGAAAAAATGAACGTGATCCATCGCGTTCTCGATCAGAAGGAAGGTTGAATATCATGAGTAATCTGGACGCACATTTCCCGCAGTTGGTGCCGGTGATGATCACCAGCAGCGCGCAGCTTGCAGCCGTCTATGCGCTGCTCGGCGGTGCATCGCCCGTCGCCCTGGCTTCCGGGGGAAAGCCCGTATCGGTGCAGCCGTCGCCCACTTCGGACGCACCGGCCGCATCGGAAGCTGCTCCCGCAGTCGCCTCCACCGAGACGGCACCGGCTGGTGATCCAAACGAGGTCGATGCAGGCGGTCATCCGTGGTCGGCCGATCTCCACGCTTCGACGCGCGGCACGACCAAGGACGGCTATTGGCGCATGAAGGTCGGCGTGAGCCGTCCGGCCGATCTCCCCGGTTTCCCAAAGGACACTGGCACCGCCACGGCAACGTCTCCGACTTCTGCGTCCGCCCCGGCTGCGACCCAAGCGGACCCCGCCCCGGCCGCGACTGCGGGGGACGATGACGACGAATTCGCCGCGTTCCGCGCTGCTGCCGCCAAGACCGATGCCGAGGACGCCACGGCGAAGGCCAGCGTGCCGGCCCGCAAGTGGACCGATGCCGATCTCGGCGCGCTCTGCAATCAGGCGGCGGTGAAGCTCGGCGATCCTGCGCCGGTCAAGGCGATCATCGCTGAATATGTCACCGAGGGCGAGACGCCGCATTCGCGGAATATCCCCGAGGACAAGCGCGCTGCGTTCGCGGCGGCTATCGAAGCTAAGGCCGGCATCGAATTCGCTGGCTAATCTGTTCCCTGCGCGCTTAGGCTGAAAAAGCCGGGCGTGCTCGGGTCGCACCCGCTGGCAGACCGGGGCCGAGAAATCGGCAGTCTGCTAACCACGAAGAAACCACGATGAAGCCGACGACATAGGAGCCAATCATGGCAAAGGACTGGAAACACATTTCCACCGCCCCACATAGCAGCGAACCTTTTTTGGTTTGCGGCGGGGAAATCGAGAGCGAGCTTTACGCCGCCGAACCCCTCACCAGCGCCGCCAAGGTGACGCAGGAGCGCATCGGGAAATTCGACGTGGTGGACACATGCGGTTACGCCGTGTGGATCATCAATCCCGAATTCTGGTGCGATCTCCCGAAGCCGGTCCAGCCGGCCAAGCCTGCGCAGGAATTCGACCTATGATCGAGCTAGAGCATTCCCCGCTTGGGGGCTCTGGCGCGCATCGGTTTTTCAACTGCACCGCCTCGTTTCTCGAACAGCGCAAACAAATCCTTGCCGGTCAATTCGAGGACACGCCGAGCGAATATGCAGACAGGGGAACCGGCGCGCATGAGCTAGGCGCGAAAGCCATCGAACAGGATCGCGAGCCATTTGAATTTCTCGGCGAGGATTTCAACGGGTATCTCGCCGGCTGGCCCGATGGCATCGCGCTCGACGCCGTGCAAATCTATTTCAACGAGTGCCAAAAGCTGCTGGAAAATTACGGCGGCGAGAATTCGGCCCTGCTGTTGGAAGAGACGATCCACTTGCCCGAAATCCACCCGCTGTTCAAAGGCACCGTCGATTTCGGCCTGTTCAATCCGTCGCACGGGGTTTTCCTGCGCGACTACAAGAATGGCGAAGGCGTCGGCGTCCACGCAGTCGGCAACAAGCAGTTGCTCTATTACGGCGCGCTGCTGATCAAATCGCAGCCCTGGCTAACTCGCCCCGAGAATAGGGGCCTGCGGGTTTCCCTCGGGATCGTGCAGCCCAATTTCTACGGCATCTTTGAAGAGCCGGACATTTGGGAAACTACGGTCGGCTTCGTGCTCGACTGGCTGGACAACGAGCTTCTGCCCCGCATGAATTTTCTCACGGGGACGGATGAGGATTGCGAGATCACCGAGGCGGATTATGTGCCCGGCGATCACTGCCAGTTTTGCCCGGTCCTTCTGGACTGCATTGTCATGCAACGCGCGTTCCGCACCTATGCGGACGCAGGCGAGGATTTTATCACCATGCTTACGAACGCAGAATTGGACGAGCTTTATTCGCAGCGCGAATACGCCCGTCGCTTCATGACCGCGCTGGAAAATACTGTCCGTGCGCGGATGATCGCAGCGCCCGGCTCGATCAAGAGCGCGAAGTTCGTCGAGAAAAAGGTTGCCCGCGTCTGGAAGCCCGGCGCGCAAGCGGCCCTGCTCGAAGCGTTCGGCGACAAAGCCTATGCGCCGAAGGAAATCCGGTCGCCTGCGCAAATCGAGAAACTGTCCAGCCGTGGCAAGGAATTGGCGCTGGAATATGGTTTCAAGCCGGATAGCGCTGGCCTCACGATTGCACCGCTCTCCGATCCGCGTCCCGAAGCGAAACCGCGTGGAAATGCGACGGTTTTTGAAGGCCACGCACAGATTATTCCGTTGGAGGAAGCTGGATTTTAGAGTATAGAAGAATTCCCGGCGGCGGGGAAATTTAAGCGCCGCAGCCATGAAGCAACCACGATGAAGCAAAGGAACTGAAAATGGCCGAAACTCACCGCTACACGCTGATCAAGCCCGCCCGTCTGCTCTTCTCGTCCATCACGGCGAAAAGCGCTCCCCGCAACGTCCAGGGCGCAGTGCCCAAATTCTCGGGAACCTTCGGGATCGAGAAGGAAGATTTCGACGCTATCGTTGAATTCATGGTCCGCGCGATCAAGGCCGAGCTTGGCACCTTCACAAACCCCGGCGATTATTACCTCGCGTGCCAGAGCGGCACGACCGCCGGAAAGCGTGCGCTGGAAAAGGCGGAATTTGACTGTTCGGCCCCCGGCTTGTCCGAGGACGACAAATTCAAGCTCCGTGAGAAGGCACAGAAGCGCGCCGAGCTTTACAAGCCCTATGCCGGCATCCTCACCGCGTCGTCCCAATATGATATCGAGCTTGCACGGCTCGAACCTGTTGCGGGCGGCTCGAAGGTTGTCGATATTCCGGCCGAAGAGCACGCACGCGCGCAGGCGGGCAAGGACCTGTTCTATCCCGGTGCCTATGTCGTCCCGGCGGTCGCCCTCAAGGCGTTCCGTCGCAAGACGCTGGACGCGAAGGACGGCGTGACGGCATACCTGCAAAACTGCCTCTACGTCCGCAAGGGCGAGCGCATTGCCGGCGCTGGCGGACCCGGCAATAACGAGGTGTTCGGGAATTATTCCCACTACACCGACTATGACCCCACTGCGAACGCTCCCGACAATCAGACGATGGGCGGCGCTGCGGAGGAAGAACCTGCGTTCTAAGTCCTAGGTTTGGACGCAGTAGAGGGATCGGCCGGCTCTCCCACGGTCGCGCCGATCCCTCGCCTTCATGGGAGAATAGTCATGGAACGTCACGGATTTGTCGTGGAAATCGGTCCCGACACAAACCCCAATTATTTCACCGGCTGCGGATATTCGGCTTTTCTGAATGACGCGAAGGTTTTCCGCACAGCGGGCGGCGCTAAAAACGCCTCAAGGATTTGGCAGCACGCGGATTATAATCCGCAGCCGTTGCCTTCCTCATGGTATCACGAGCGCAGGACGAAGGCCGTTAGCCTCTCGCTGGTGCTGTGATGGAAATCAGATTCCCCACGGACGCGGACAGCCCGCATTACCTGTCCTATTTCGTTTTGAGCCGTGCCGGCGATGCGGTGCTGATCGAAGTCGCGGACCAACGCAATCAGCAGAAATGCGCGGCGTTGATCCCGCTCGAAAAATTCGTCGAAGTTGCCGCGCTGCTTGGCGCAATTAAGATCGTCGATATCGGGGATGCCAGCGCAAAGCCGCTCGGCGCTCGCGAAATCGACCGGCAGGGGTTTTGACATGACGAGCATCGCAGAAAAAGCCGATTATGTGCGGCAGCAGGCGAAGCACGGGGCCGGCGGGCATCACTGCCATTGGCCTACCTGCGACGCGAAAGTGCCTCCCGCCATGTGGGGCTGCAAAAAGCATTGGGCAATGCTGCCCTACAATCTGCGCGGCAAGATTTGGGTGAATTTCTCTCCCGGTCAAGAAACCGCCAAGAACCCGACGACGAATTATATCGAGACAGCGCACGAGGTCCGCGAATGGATTTACGAGCACTATCCCGAGACACGGCCGAAGCCGGTTCGCCCTCCATTGGAGTATGACCTATGAGCGAGGATATGCCGCAGCACGCTTATGTGTTCGGGGCTCCCGATACCTGCAAGAATTGCGGGGAGCGCGCTTTTCATGAAAACCATTTCTTTTACCGAGAAGTCAATTCGCGCATGTCGGATGATATTCTTGCGATCAGTGCAATTGAATTTGTTGTCGTCAAGCGGACCCCGTGCGGTGCATGGATCGAACCGACTTGGGTCGCCGGATATATGTTTGAGGACATGGAGCGGCGCAAACGACACTGGAAATTTGTGCTGGAAGGTGCCGGCGTTCGTCACGCTCACCCGACGCGGGAGCTTGCGCGTGCCAGCTTCATCGCCCGGAAGAAAAAAGAGATCATGCACACGAGCCGGCAGCACGACCGCGCTGTGCGATATCTTGCCCTGGCAGAGACGAGGAAATTCGGGACACGGACGGAAGCTCTGCACGAGATCAAGACTGCCGATATTTCACTGCCGGAAATTCCTCGCCGCTTCACGTCAACGCAGTATGCACGGGCGCTCGCGGAATTGACCGACTGTTTCCTTGAAAAACACGGCTGTTTCCCGCTCGACAATGCACGCTGGAAAGAGGCGATGAGCACGGCCTATACGCTGATCGGTCAGCCGAATACCCAAGCACGGGAAACCCTTCTGCCATGAGGTATGTCGTCGCCGACTTTGAAACCGCGAGCCGGGCGGACTTGCAGAAAATCGGGGCGTGGAAATACGCCGCCGACATGAGCACATTCCCGCTCTGCCTCGGGCTCAAAGTCGTGACGGACAAGCGACCGGCGAAAACCCGCGTCCTGTCCGAAAAGCAGATGCACGCGATTGATCCCGAGCTTATGGAGCTATGCCTTGACGAGACGGTGATTTTCGTCGCGCATAACGCTGGCTTCGAGCAAGCTATGTGGAAATTCCACATGGAGCCGATGGGTTATCCTGCGCTGCCTCCCGAGCGCTGGCACGACACGATGGCCGTCGCTGGCATGAAGGGCCTTCCCCTCGGGCTGGACGCGCTGGTGACGGCGCTGGAACTGCCCGTGAAGAAGGATATGGACGGCCACCGGCACATGCTCATCATGTGCAAGCCGGATCGCTATGGCGGCTGGTCACAGCACAACGAATATAATTTGAAGATCCTTTATGACTACTGCGGGTCCGACTGCGATGCACAATACGGCGTCTATGTCTCGATCCAGGGTCTAGGCCCGGCCGAGCGGCACACATGGATCGTCGATCAGCGTTACAATCAACGCGGAATTAAGATCGACACGAATTTCGTCAACGCCTGCATTGAAGTGCTCGACAAGGTGCGCGTGCCGATGACCGAGCGTTTTCGGGAATTGACGGGCCTCAATCCGACGCAGCGCGAAAAGGTGCTGAATTGGGTAAACGACAACGGCGTGCCGCTCGACAACATGAAAAAGGCCACGCTCGACGCGATCCTTGATCCGGGCGACGAATTCGGGATTGAGGATTTCTCCGACGCGCTGCCCTACCATATCCACGAGGTCTTGACCCTGCGGCGCTCGCTCGCCTCGTCCAGCGTCGCCAAGCTCGAACGGATGCTGCAATGCGCCTCGGCGACCGATATGCGCGTGCGCTATGCGACGCAATTCCACGGCGCGCGGACGGGTCGCGATGTTGGTCGACTCATTCAGGTGCAGAACTATCCCCGAGGCGAGATCAGCGACCGGCAGGGGCTCACGGCCGATATCCTTGCCGACGCGATCCTGACACGCGATATCGAGTATATCCAAGAGCTTTGGGGGTCGGACATTTTCTCGGCCATCATCTCGTCCTTGCGGTCCTGCATTGTGCCCGAGGAAGGCAAGGTGATCATCTCGGGGGACTATGCCGCCGTCGAAGCGCGCAACCTGCTCTCCATGGCCGGCCAGCACGACCGGGTGGAGCAGATGCACGCGGGGCTCGACGTGTATTCCGAAACCGCCTCCATGATCTTCAAGCGGCCGATCAACCGGAAGGTCGATCAGAAGGAAGGGCAAATCGGCAAGAATACCTTTCTCGGCTCGGGTTATGGCCTCGGGCCGGTCGGGTTCCGCGCACGCTTCGCGCCGAACGAAAGCATTGAACTGGCAATGCTCGCTATTAACACCTACCGGAAAGAGGTCGCGCCGATGGTGCCGAAATTCTGGTATGGTCTTTGGCAGGCGTCGGTTGATGCCGTCTGGTGCTCGCACTCGAAAACCTATTCCTATGCCGGCATTGAATTCCGCAAAGAGGACGGCGATTTTCTCACGATGCGCCTGCCGGACGGGAAAAAACTCTATTACCACCGACCGCGCAAGGATAAGACCTTCAATCCCAACACGGGGCAGGAGCATCCGGCGTGGACCTTCATGTCCTATCAGGGCAAGAAATTCCGCCGTCACCTCGCATGGCACGGGATGATCACCGCCGACTGCATCCAGGGCAGCGCTCGGCAGCTTATGGTCGGTGCCATGAAGCGCGCCGAAGCCGCCGGCCTGTTCGGAATTTTTAAGGTCCACGACGAATTGGTTTTCGAGGAAAAGCCCCGCAACGATCTCGTCCAGATGGTGACGCAGATTATGGAGGACGTGGAGCCGTGGGCGCGTGAACGGAAATTCCGTGTCAAAGCCAACGTCGAGGAAATGTTGAGGTATCGGAAATAATGGCTGCGCGGCCGGGGAACAATTACGCGGCGAACCGGAAAGGAAAAACCGCTTTGCAGCGTTTCGCCGAGAAATGCGCGTTCGACCCCTACACGGGCTGCGTAATGTGGATCGGTGGCACCACGTCCGGCCATGGCAAGAACGCGCGCTACGGGACGTTTTGGGACCGCAAGCGATGGTTCGCGCACCGATGGGCAGCGCACAATATCCACGGGCTCGATATCAGCGGTTTGCCGGTTGGTCATTGCTGCCCCTGCGGCCCGCACACGCTATGCGTCGAACACCTCGCCGGGATGACCGTCGCACAGAATAACGAGATGATCCGCACCAATCCGGGACGCTGCGATCAAGATATGGCGACCAAGCGCTATTGGATTTTTATCGAGGTCGGACTAGAAGAATATCGAGAGGTTCCACGGGAAATTCCCGATATGCCGTTTTACGATCCGCCCGCGTGGCTCAAGCCCTTTATGCCGGAGAAGGAAATTTCCGATGATTGCCCATTTTGACGTTAAAAATTTGCTCCCAAAATTGGACGAGCTTATTGCGAAAGACGATAATCTTTTTCGCGTCATCACAGTTTCTACCGACGACTTTCGCATAATTTACGTCCCCAAAGGATGCGAGAATATCGCGAAGATGGAGTTGAACGAACGGCTCGGCTTGCAGGATTATCCCGAGCAAGTCCCCGTGCCGGCTGGCCCGCCGATCCCGATGCTGCTCAACTGCCCTGTCTGCGGCGAGCGACATATTGACGAGGGGGAATATGCGGACAAGCCCCATCACACGCACGCCTGCCAAGGCTGCGGGACCGTGTGGCGACCGGCGAAGGTCGATACAGTCGGCGTCCGCTTCCTGCCGGGCTACAAATCGTGATCATCGCGGGAATCGATCCCGGCAAGACAGGCGCGCTCTCGATCACCTATGAAACGGGCGAGGTTTTCTTGCTGGACGTGCCGCGCGTCGAGATCAAGGGGAAGGACAAGCCGGCGTGGGCCGATTGGGAAGCGACGTGGTGGCCGGCGCTGGATTTCCACGGCCCGCAGATGATCGTGATCGAAGATATCGCCGCCCGGCCGGGCCAGGGTGTGACGAGCATGTTCACTTTCGGCCGCACGCTTGGCTTCGCACATGGCCTAGCCGCTCGATGCCGCGTCCCGGTCCACTTCGTCACGCCGGCTGTGTGGAAAGCCAAGCTCGGCCTGCTCAACAGCAGCAAGGGGGCCAGCCGGGAAAAATGCCGTGTCCTCTACCCAAAGAGCGCGCACCAGCTTACGAGGGTAAAGGATGACGGTAGGGCCGAGGCGACCTTGATCGCGCACTATGGGAGGAAATTTCTATGATTATCGGAATTATCATCGGTCTTATGATCGGGATCGTCCTCGGCATGGCGCTTGCGTCCATGTTCGCGGCTGGCAATGCCGAGGATAAGAAAAATCAAGGGCCGCAGTAGCCGGCCGGAACCTTAAGCCCGAGATCGACCGCCCATTTGCAGACGCGGGCATTCTGCCGCCAGCCGGTGCGGCCCCAAATCAGCACCTCGTCGCGCCATGCGTCCTCGGCCGCTTTGCCGGCATCGCTAGGATCGAGCGCGGCGAGGGGATAGGCGGGCTCGGGCTGATATTGGAGATCAGCGGCATCCGGGAATGTTCGCTGTGTCTCTACCCTGCTGGCGCAGGATGACACAACCACGCAAAGCGCGCTGGCGAGCAGGATCGCCCGAATTCTGGATTGCATCGTCCAATTCCTTCCGCTCATTGGCGGCTTTCACCGCGTCGTTTACTCGATCCTCGGCCGCGTTGCTGTTCGCCCGGCCGAGGTCCTGTTGCGTCTCGATCTCGCGGCCCTGCTGCTTGACGATCTCACTCGATTTGCCGGACTGCTTGCCCTGACAATATGCGAGGGAGAGCACCACGGCGACGAGGACGGCACCAGCGATAGCGGGCCAGTATTTCACGAGGAACGGCGGCATTATTTATTCTCCTGACTTTCGGTCGGGACGGGATTTTCCGGTGTGTTCGTGATTTCCGTCCGGGAAGGCGCGGAATTCTTCGTGAACCACGCCGCCATCGCCAGCCCGATAAGGCCCTGCACGATGATTGCCTGCGAGAGCGTCTTGAAAAGATCGTTGTCCGCAAGCGTGCGATCCTTCGCCAGCATATCCAGCACCCAATAAGTCAGCAGGAAAATCCCCGCACCGGCAACGCCGGACGGAGAGATTCGGGAAAGCTGCTTGTCAAGGAACTGCCAGAAATTCATGCTGCAATATTCTCCGGGCGCTGGCCTTCCGCCTTCATGGTGTAAAGCTTGGCCGAGCATTCGGCCTTGGTGATTTCACCGTCCTTGTCGATATCCAGGCCGGCGTTCTGCCGATAGGTCGTCGGGCGGCTGTCCTTGTCCCATAGCACATACTCCATCGGCTGTCCTACGGCTTTGGGCCAGAGGATCGCCATATAGAGATCGGCGAGATTGTGGAGCTTCCCCTTATAGGGCTTGAAGTATTTTTCCACCCAATCCAGTTGCGTTTCGGCCGTCATGGCAGCGAGCGCCGCCGTGGACGTTCCGAGGCCCGTCGCGGTCGTCGGCATGAACTGAATGAGGCCAACCGCGCCAGAGCCGGCGGCATTTTTCACCGAGGGCGAGAAGCTTCGGCCGCTCTCCCATGCGATGCACGCCATGAGGTCCGAGGGATCGACGCCGATATTCGCCGCCACGCCGCGCACACGGGCACGGAAAGCGGCCGAAACCCGGTTGCCCCATGCAAGCGCAGCCGGCGGTGCCGTGGGCGAGAGCGGCGCGGATTTCAGGACGGAATTGATCGCGTCCACCTGCGCCTGATTGAGCGGCCCGACCCGTTCCCGGATCGCGTCGAAAATTTCCTTATCCGTTAGCATCGTCCATGCCCTTTTCGATATCATCCAGCTTTCGGCCGTCCATTTGCGTTTTCGCCAAATTGCGCTGCACCTCGTTTGCGATGGTGCCCTTTGCGTCGTTAAGGCGCTTCATGCGGTTGAGAAAAGCGCGCGCGGCCCGCTCGGCGGCGTCACGTTCGGCGCTGTCCTTGGGGAATAGCAGCGCTTCGAGATGGTCAAGAGCCTGCTGGAAATGATAGAAATGCTGCTCCATCGCACGCAGCTTGCGCACCTCGTCGCGAAGGTCCTCCACCTCCACGCGAGCGCTCGCCATTTCCTGCCGCGCGTTTTTCAGAAGCTCAAAAGCAAGCTCGTCACGGTGGATTTCCAACCGCTCGTGCGTTTCTTCCCGCTTGTCCGCGCGACGCTCACGATAGAGCCAAAGTTGCCCGAGCCACGCAGCGGCAGCGGACAAAGCAGCAAACGGTGCAACGCCTAGGAAATCAATGGTCATCCGATTTTCGCCACGTAATTTTGTGTTTCTGCGGGAAGAGCGCCGATCCAGTCGCCGCCCTGCGATAGTGCGTTGTCCACGCGACCCTGCCCGGCATTATAGGCGGCAAGCGCTTTTTCCACGTCGCCGTCATATTTTTCGAGCAGGCTGGACAGATAAGCGATCCCGAGCAGCTTATTATAGGCTGCATCGTTATGATAAGCTTCCTCGTCCCAGGGCAAGCCGGCCATCGCCGCAGCCTCGGGTGCCGTGTCTGGCATCACCTGCATAACGCCCACGGCACCAGCCGACGACACGGCCGACTGATCGCCGCCGCTTTCCTGCCCCTGCACACGCTCCACGAGGTCCAGCAAATCCGGGTCCTCGTTGTCGTAAATATGCTGCAAATCCGCCGCATACGGGCTGTCTCCCTCGGCCAGCGGGCCTTGGTCGTCCGTTGCGGGAATTCCCGTATCGGCGTTTGCATCGGGGATCGTGAGGCCACCGGGCATTTGATCGGCGGGAAGCGGCTGCGTCGAATTGTCGGGATCGCCCGCCGTCTGCCCGGCCTGCCCTGCGAGCTTGCCAGCCTGCAACGCAACACCCAATTCCCGGAGCATCTGCCGACCGCCGTCGCCCTCGTTATTCAGGAATTTCATCGCCTTTGCGATTTCTCCCGGATTTTGCGAGAAAAGGCCCGACACGATTTCGTCCGACTGCTTGGCGGGGAGGTGCGTCATGATCCGGGAAAGCCGGCCGAGCGACCAAAGCCGCGTCGCGGGCAGAGCCCCCGGCGTCATGGAAATCAGCGAACGGGCAATATCCGAAAGACCAAGCTCGGCCTCGGCGTTCACCGGCACGTCCTTTGTCAGCCCGGCAAGATTTCGTGCGCTTTCTCCCTGCGCCCGAGCGGCGTCGGCAATGCGAGCGCCCTCGTCCGCGCCGAGATTTGCGGAAATCGCCGCCTGCTTGCCAGGGTTCGAGGCGATCTCGTCCACGGCGCGCAGAGTGGTGCTCGGTGCTTGAACAAGATCGCGTTCGAGGCGTGCAGCTTGGCCTAGAGCACGTCCACTCGCCCCCTCGGGAGTGTCATATGCCTGCCGCACGCCCCGCGCTGCTGCACGATCCCCTACAGGCACGTCCTCACGCAAGCGCGTGCGCCCGCCTTCGGCCATACCCTCCATCATGCGCGAGCGACCCGCAAAAGCTTCTGTCATCTGATCAGCGGCGGCGCGTGCCTCGGCCGGAAGCTGATCTTGCAAATGGTCAATTGCCCGCTGCGCAATGCGCCCCTCGGCACCGCCGCGCGTCACGTCATCCCGGAGATCGGAAACCATGTCCGTGATATCGCGCACGGTGATATCCGTCCCGAGGCGGCGCGTGCCGGCAACGGAGCGAAGAACAGCAGCAACCTCGGGGTCAACCGCTTCCTCGGCGACACTGCCCGACCGCCGGCCGGGAACCATCTGCGTAGGAATGAGATCGGAGAAATCGGCCGCAACCACCGTATTGTCATGCGGAGCCATGATCGAGCGGGCCTCGGTCGCACGCACATTCTCCAAATCGACCGGCGAACGGGATGCACGGGCAGCAAGAGCGGCTTCCTCGGGCGTCGGCGCAGCGGCCGGCACCCCCGGCTCTCGTGCCCGTGCAAGGTCATCGGCAATTCCACGCACGCGGCGAGCCTGCGCGGGAGCGATAATGCGCCCGGTCTGTGCCGCCATTTCCGGCCCGATATTCGCGCCACGCTCTCGCACCAGCCCCGAGAGCTTTTCGCGGGATTTCGCGGGCATGAGCGAAATCGCTTTTTTCATCGCCTCGCGATCTTCCAGCGGCAGAAGCTCGAACACGGTCGGTTCGCTGCCCGTGCGCGCGCGATATTCGTCCGCCGCCTTGGACAAATCCTCGGCAGTCGTGTTCGTGTAACGCCGCAGGATGGATTTCGCAGACGAAAGGCCGAGAAAATCCGCGACGGGGCGACCGATGAAGCCGATGGCCTTCCCGCCACCATGTAGCACCGACGCACCACCCGCGCCGTAAACTGCACCGCGCGTCACGTCCGAACCTTCACCTGCTGCCTGCGCCGCACCGCCGGCTCCACCAGCCAGGGCAATCCGGCCGGCGTTCGCGACCTTTTTCCCCTTTTGCAGTGTCATGAGCGATTGCAAGACATTTCCGGCGCGCTGCGCCAGCGGAGCGGCTGCGGCCTGCAAGCGGCTGGCACCAGCGCCGAGAAGCTGCCCGGCACCACGACCGCCCGCGACGCCGCCGACAATCTGCCCGGCGATATTGCCGCCCGTCGAAAGCTCAAGCTCCGCATCCGTCCGGGCGCGCACCGCGTCGAGCGTTTCATCATAGGAGAGATCGCCGGCATTTCCGGTGAGTTTGAGGCCAGCAGCGGCGAGCCGTTCGGGAATGCCGAAAAGCCCGCGCGTCACGCCGCCCTTGAACGCAATCAGGCTGTCCGGGACGCCGCTCGAACGCTCCTGCGCCACCGTCTCCCGTGCGACGCGGCGAATTTCATCCCGGCGCGTGGTGAGCGGAGCCATGCCGGCAATCTGGCGAATTGCGGCCATCCGGGGATCGGCGTTGAAGCGGGATAGGGCACGCGACTTCTGATCTTCCGTAGCGTTAGGTCCGAGGTTCTTCATGATCGCCGCTTGAGCGTTCGTGAGAATTTCGGCTGCTTTCGCCTTGGGAATGCGCTTCCACTTCTCGGGGATGGTGGCTGGCTGCGGCGCTGCGGTGCGCGTGGGAAGCGCGGATTTCGGGGCCGCAGAGGTGGCGGGCCGGCCTGCGTCGGGATACTGCTTGAGCACCTGCGCACGCACGGCGGCATCGTCCGCGCCATCCGGCCCGTCGATACGGTAGGTTTTCCCGTTAGGGGCCTTGATCGAATACGTCGCCATTATTTCACCACCGAAGCCTTGCCCCACCCGTCGCTTGACGCAGCGGCAGGAGCAGCGCGGCGCGGAGCCGCACGAGGAAGAATGCGACGACCGCCACCGCTGGATGCAGCAGGAGCCCGTGCGGCCGGGCCGCTCGTCAATTGCTCGATACGATCTTCAAAGCCCTTGAGGGCACGCATCGCCGAATTATAGTCCGTCGCGCTGGTGATGGCATTTTTCCACGTATCAAGCTCTTTCGCGGCGTCGATATTCTTGCCACCAAGCTTGATCCCGCCGAGCAGCGGCAGCAACGAGCCGATGCCTTGCGTGGTGAGCCGGTTGAAATCCTGCCGAGCCGAAAAGCCTTCCGGGTTCGTGATGCGTTCGAGGCCAGGGACGTTCTGCATCGCCCACGCACCAACGCGACCCTCGGCCGACTGTCCAGGGGCATTCATGGAGCCGGAATTCTTCATCCGCTCGATAGCGTCGCGCAGGCTCGTGATGATCGGCACCGCAGCTTCCGCAGCGGCAACTTGATCCTGCTCGGCCGCAGCCGCCTTTGCGTCGGGCTTCACCTGCGGATGCTGGAATTTATATTCGTTAAAGCCCTGCCGACGCATGGCAAGATTTACCTGCGCCTGCTGGTAGGGCGTCATTTCCTGCGCACCCTTGCCGCTCGCGATCCCTGCAAGATATTTCTCGGCAAGCTCGGGATTGTTCTGCTTGAGCAGTCCGTAAACCTGCAATTCCTTCGCCTGCGAGCCGGAACGTGCCGTTGGGTCAAGCGCTGCCGCCAGCCCCGTAAGCGTGCCCTCGGGATCGGCTGCGAGCGCCTGCCCGATTTCCTGCGTTTTCGCTTGGTCGAGGCCGAGCATCTGCGCCATTTGAGGCCAAGCGGCAGCGACGCCGGCCGGACCCGAACGCGCGGAGATCGCCGCGAGCCCTTTGACGGCCTGCCCGAGAATTGCGCGCTGCCGATCATCGGCTAGATTTGTGTCCGCCGTAGTGTTCTGGCCGATTTGCTGTTCAACGAGCTTTTTCTTGAGCGCGTCGAGATCGACGGCGCGCGCATGGTCGCCTTGTGCAATCGTGCGGTCCTCGCGCGCATCCAAGGTCGGCTGATACAGGGCTTCCGCACCGCCCACCTTGGCGAGCACGTCCGAAATTCGGCCGAGGGTATCCAACACCGAACGCCGTTCCCGAGGCTGGCGAGCGCTCTCGACTTGCGGAGGGGCTGCGGGCGTCTGGACCGGCTGCGGAACATCGGGCGTTACTCCTGCTTGCTGCATGAAATTCGGCGGGGGCGCTGCGGCCGGATCGGGCTGCGCGGCGAGCCACGAGGGAACCTCCACATTTCCGCCCGGAGGCGCAACCTGCGGCTGCTGCCCCGTGAGCCAAGATGGGAGCCCCTGCGAAACATCGGGCAGGCCCGCGTTCGGGCTGTTGAGCGCAGCCAGGATATTATTCAGGTCCGCCATTAGAGGGCTCCATAGTTCACGGTCGCGTAGCCTGCGCGCGTCGGGCCGAGTGCCCACGGCCGAAGCTTCGCCACCTCGTCCGCCATCACGCCGAGCACGCGCTTAATCCCCATGACGTGACGGTAGGCATAAATCCCGAGGCCGTCCGAGAATTCCCCAACACGCTCGATATCGCGCTTAAGGCGACGATCCGAGAAAATCGAGGCGATGCCGCCGACCGTGGATGCGATGCTGCCGAGCGTGGACGGCGAGCCGCCCGTGCTGGTGCCGGTGCTCTTCTGCCCCGTGTTCGCCACGAGCCCGCCGGCCTGCAATCCGAGGCCCGAGAGGCCGGAAAGCTGTTGCAGGTAATTGTTGAAGAATTGGGAATTCAATTCCGTTCCGCGCGATTGCAGAGCCTTCGCCGTCGCTCCGCTGCTCAACAGACCCGACGCGGCACCTTGGCCGGTCACACCCTGCGAAAGCTGGCGCATCGCTGGCGCGAAGCCGGCGTTTTGCAGATAGTTGTTATAGCCGGCTTG